CGTCGGTCAGCGACTCAAACGAGTGCGTCACGCTCTGCTCGATGCGGTCACGCCACTCCACCTTCTTGCGGTTCTTCAGCCAGAAGATCATGGCGGCGGTGTCAGGCGGGTAGAACTTGCGGATGGGCGTCTCGACAACCTTGCCGTCGATCACCCGAATATCCACCTCGTCGTGCTCGTAGCCCATGGCGCGCTTGTAAAGACTTTGCTCTACCTTCGCGTCCGCCTCTTCCTTGGGGAGCTTTACGGACTCCGAAAAGGTTGCGTGCTCAACCTTCCACAAATTGATGGTCGATATCGACACCTGGAAGAAATCAGCCAGTTGAGCGTCAGTCGCACCAAGGCGGCACAGCTTCTCAGCCTGCGCCGCGTACTCTGGCTTGTACTTGGTGGGGCGGCCTGTGGCCATTACTTCCTCCAGAAGAACCAGCCGCGCTTACGCTCAACCTCTGCGGCAGAGCCGTTCTGAGCATGCCACTCAGCCAATTGCGCCCAGCCTTGGTACGCACGCACGGGGTCCGGCGCGTACGCATAGATCCGCTCTCCGTATGGCCGTGATGTGCAGAGCCATTGATCGTTGAGACCAGAACGCCTCAAGCGAGGCTTGCCCCACTCAGGGCGAATGAGCACAAGAGGAAGGGGAGCGGGGATCCGGATAGAAGTGCTGTGTGTACCCATCACACCCTCCGGCCATCAACGACGACGAACGCGGAGTGACGCATAGCCCGCAGGCGAGCAGACAGATGCCGCGCGACGGAAAGAAGCTTAAGCGCCTCTATCTGAAGCGCTGACATCTCCATCTGCTTGGGCATCACTTGATCCCGTTGCCGCCGACCTTCGGCACACCGTTCAGACGCACCGGTTCCGGCTTCGGGCCGGAGGGAGGGGTTTTGTGCAGGGTGTTGGCTTTGGCAGTGCGCGCGTGTTCGGCGCAGCGGGCACCTTCACTGAAGCTGCCGCCTTTGAGTTGCGATTTCATGCATGATCTCCTAGGGGCGCGGAATGGCCCTTAGTGATTCTGCAAGATGAGCCTGTTCGAAATCTCGACTATGTTGGAGCGCGTGAGGGTGAGGCGGCTCACGCAATCAGGGATATGGCACAGCCTGGGCAGGTTCTCCCGCGCGCCGCCTGTCTCAGCCATCCAGTACGCGATGAACGTCTCGCCGTCCTGGTGGCGCGGCTCTGTCCCACGGCTCCAGGCGTATATGGTCGTCTTGGGGATACGCAGCTTGACCGATACCTCTGTCAGCCCTATGCCGTGGCGCCGTAGCGCGAGCAGCATCTCGTTCCAGTCAATCGGATTTGCTGTCATGGCGTTCCTCGCACATTGCATAGACCACGTACGGCTTCAGTACGGCGTACTCAAGGGCTTCCAGGCAATCCTCCTTCGACCTTGCGGGGATCTCCTGGCGATAGAGCGGGATTTCATTGCCGGTCTTGGTAAGGATGGACGCAACGATTACGAGTGCCCACACTATTTCTTCTCCCGAAAATACTTGGCGCTTTGCCCGCAGTGCCAATCAGCATCGCGGGAGATTGAGCAAAAGCGCGGCTTCTGCTCGCCGGTGATCATGTGCACACGGAGCGTCTCCGGGGCCCAGCACTCCGCGTATTCCACAGACGAAAAGAAGGGCTTTCTGTAATGCTGGCAGCGTACGCAGGCTTTGACGTCGCGGCGTTCGGCGGCAATTTCCATCACTCCCCCATCCGCCGAAAGTTGCTGACGTTGCTCGAAAGCGATACCAGCCTTGGCATGCCCTTTAGCTTCTCGGCTACCTGGCGCATCTGCATGTTGGGGACGTATGCCCGGGCTTGCATGGGCTTGATCTCGCTGGGCTTGGTGGCTTGTTTCATGCTTCGCTCCGGTATTCGCTGACGTATACGCGCACTCGTCCGCCCTTGCAGACCACGCCGCGCTCAATGGAAAGCTTGTCTATCTGGCTGTCGTCCTCAATGACCTGGGCATGAACCAGGCCATCCAGCAGCCCCTTCATCATGTTGTCCAGGTCGCGGCGGCGGTTATCAGGCGGGAAAGCGTCGATGTGCACAGACAGCTTCCCCTGCATCTTGGGCAGTTGATAGCGCCCAGCTTCTGCTATCACTGCCTGGCGGTATTCCCGGCCCTTCTCGGATATCAGGTGGCGGCCGGCAAGTCGACCGTTCGTCGGGTGGCGCCAGTAGGTATTCACGCTGGGCGGGAACGGGAGTTCGAGGACGTTCACAGGCTTACCTGCGCCCGCAGCACGCGGAATGGGTCGAATACCGACGGGTCTACGGTGGTGCGCAACCGGGCGATCGTTTCGTAGGATTCCGTCTCGGCCTGCTTGACGATCTTCTCCTGCTCACACACAGGCGCCGGGACGTCTACCGCGCACCCCCACACGTAGACAGGGGCGTATCTTCCGTACTTCGAAGTCCGCACCCAATCGCAGATATGGATTTGCCTGGACTTGTGCAGCCTGTTGGTCAGGATCCGGACATGCGGCAGAGTGCAGTCGAATTCTTCCGATATCTGCCTGGAGGTCATTGGCCGGCCATTTGCCAGCGCGTCGGCGATCTTTTGGATAAGTTGGGTCATGATTAACATCCGATGAGATTGATCGGCTGGCAGCGGCTGTCAGCGACGTACTGCAACGATTCGGGGTGGAACCACAGCGCGATCCCGCCTTCCCACTCGCCATGGCGGTTCTTGTCGCAAATGAGCATGGCGTCCGGGGCATTGGCGAACTTTTCAGGCAACGGCGTATCCATCCGGGTGCATTGATCCCGGGCCTTCTCCTTGGCTTTGTTGCGCCAGACCGTCAGGAATTGGTCAACCTGGTCGGAGATGGACCCGCTTCCCTTGGAGTCCAGCTTGCCGGGGGGCTTTTCCTCGTTCTCACCCTTGCGGACGTGGTGGACCAGGTGGATGTGGACTTGATGGTCACGCGCCAGGGACGTGAGCATGTCCACGAAATCCTTCTGCGCGTTGTAGTCGTCCTCGCCGCGAACGCACTTCATCAGGCTGTCGATGACTATGTGCTTGATGCCCAACTCGGCCGCGCAATACCGGATGACCGCGTAGATCATCTCCGGCTTGACCGTGCCCTGCTGGTCGTAGAGCCACACCTTGCCCTTGGTCCATTCCCCGAAGGTGCGCGCCATCGCTTCGCTGGGCTTCTCGTTCATCGACACCTGGCGCAGCATGCGTTTCAGGGTCGACAGCGGCTTCATTTCAAAGCTCGCTATGCAGATGCGTTCCCCCTGCGCAGCAAATGCTATGCATGTCATCCCGAGCAACTGGCTTTTGCCGTGACCGTTCACTCCCTGCCAGACTGTGACCTCACCCGGGCGGAACCGGAGATGGTCATGGGTCTTGGCCCAAGGGAGCCTGGCGCCGGTCACAGCGTGGCCGCCCCGGATGGACTCGACCAGGTCTTCAGTCCACACGTCGGCAGAGATGACCTTTGCCTTGGGTTCTGACTCGACCATGTACGCCCGGAAATCGAACGTTTCCGGGGTAATCATCTGGATCACGTTGTTCATTGCGCCTCCACGCGTTTCATGCCGTCCGTGGGCGTCCAGCGGTACAGGTATTCATCGCTGAACCCTGACGCCAGAAGCCAAAGCGGGCGGAACTGGATAACCCTGTCTGCAACCGACAAGACACGGGTTTCGTCTTCACCGACCAAGTGCACCGCCAAGCCCACCACGCACCGAAAGTCGGCGGTCCTGGGTGAGTCGTCGGGGCCTAGGTCAATCTCCGGTTGTCCACCCAGGGACATGACCATGTCGGGGTGGGTGAACACGGTGTAGTCAGGGTTCCCACGAAGGATGCTGACGAACACCGAACTCGGCTTGTAGCCCTTCATCCGCAGGGCGATCAGGGTTTCGTGGCCAATCACAGCGCGCCCTCCCAGGGTTGTTCACCAGGGCCAAGATCGGCTTGAATGCCATCTTCCCAACGCTTTTGGTTCAGGTACGTCAACGGCGCAGGCTCGAAGCCGTCTTGCCATTGCTTCGTCTGTCGCATGGCGGCGACGTGCCCTAAAATCTGGTCTGCAACGGAATCCAGTCTCCTGGCCTTCCAACGCTTCTGGCATTCAGCCTTCGCAACTTTGCGTTGTGACCCTGGCCATGTTTCCCAGAATTCCGAAAATCGGGCAGGCAAGTCGGCATCAGCCGACATATGTTTTTCTTTATTGGTGTCTGGTGTCTGGTTAGGTTGATCATTCGTTGAACCAACCGTTGCACGATCCGTAGCACGATTCGTGCTCTGTTCGTTGAACGTTCTAGCCTCTTTGCGTTTGGCTTCTCGTTCTTGAGCGATACGACGATTCGTGTCTGCCTGCTTGCCTGCCTTTTCAAGCTCCGCCTCGATCCGGCTGTGCATCAGGCCAGATTCAACGACGATGAAGAACCTGGTAACGGACTTCACTGCGTCCTGCTCTGCCTTGGTGAACGCACCAGCAATGCGGCACAGCGCGCCATGGTCATTCGGCAAAGGCAATTCGGTCGCGTAATAGTGGTGCATCAAGGCCAAATAAGCCCCGCGTTCCGTCAGCGACAGGTGGCCCGTATCTCGCTGGAAGTCGCCGATGTAGTGCTTGTAGAAGTTCATGCTGCGGCTCTCTTCATCGGCTCATAGGCGACCTTGTAGGCTTCCTCGACAGAGGCAGGCCACAGGCCGCGAGAAATCAATTCAGCGCGCGTACGGTCGACGTACTGCACTTCCAGCTTGCGGCGAGCTTCCTTGTTGATGCCGCTGCTGTCGTGCATACGGTGGCACCGGGGGCAAGCTGCAAACGTCTGGGAGTCGCACGCCTTCAACGCCAGGCCCTTACCGAAATTGGCATGGGCACATTGGGAAGGGGCACCAGCACCGCACACGACGCAATCCAGAGACGCCACATTGCGGCGATGCTTCTCGGAGCGCAGGCGCTTGATCTTGAAGAAGTTCATACCCACCCCGGAATATGTGGCTCGTCGGTCCACTGAACGTTGTTCATGGCGCCGAAGGCCAGGATGCTTTCGATCAGTTCAGCCATGTCCTTGACGCCGATAGTGCGGGTCTGTTGGCCAAGGGATACAACGCCCTTGCCATCCAAAGACGGCACCAGCTGCATACGGTCTGTCTCGCGCATCCAGGAATCGACCAGCAGGCGTTTCCAGTCTTCAACGCCCAGCTTGCGGTTCATCCAGGTCATCTGCGCCGCGATATCCGCACACATGGCATGCAGCTTGGCGTTCTGGTTCAGGCTGCGGTTCGGCTCCTGGATAGCCACGTAGTGACCATCAGGCGCGTTCAGGATTGCTTGGATCAGCATCTGACGCGTGGCGGGAGTGACACGGATGCGCGGCTTGTTCATGTCAG